CAATAACGACCAAACTTAACAAAGGCTCGATAATACGGGCTTTCGCAAAAGTCATCATAGGTTTTTAGTTTAGCACTGCCTTGTGTAAGTTCATAAAACTTAATGTAAGAGTGAAATCCTAAACGTACTCCAGCTTCGTCTTTTTCTTGTCTGCGACGACGTGGCTCGCACGAATGCACTGCAAGGCTAGACTCTTTTATAAAATCTTTCTTACAATACTGACAGGTATATTTCATTTTTTAACGTCTTGCCCAAGCTGTTTAAAGTATGCGTCAATATCTTTTTTAGTATTGATCTTAGACATAAGCTCAACTTCGTCATCTTTTAAATGTGGGAATAACTCAGCAATTTGTTTTCGAATACCGCTGGCACCTGCTTCTTTTTTCTTAGGGGCAATCCATTGATGGCGTTGTGTACCTAGCCCAGGACTCACTGCTGTAGCACACAACCATTGCAGTTTAGGATGACGATTGATAGCAAAGAAATGTTTGTTGACATAGTGATTTGAGCTTTGCAAATAGTAATGTTGCAATTCTGCACTGCCTTGTATGCTTGACCCCCACCGTATCATTAGGAAGTTACTAAACTTCTTGCGCTCTTCATCTGTGAGGCTATCGTAAAAATCTCTGTTTTTACAATCAAACTGAGTCATTTCATTTTGTATACTGAGTTTTTCCACTACCAAGCCTGATTATAGTTTACTACTTCGCAGTTGCGACTAATATCTTTAACAAAATACACACAGTCGGGTTTTTCATCTTCACCCAATGGCACACACAACATCTGGCCATTTTTTAATTTGGGAGCATACCATACAACTTCTTGATACACATCGATAATTTCAATGTCAGGAAAACTTGGTCTGAAACTACTTAATGGATTAAACTGGAATGCTTTAAATCCACGATCATTGATGCTGGTAAGTGGTAGCACTTCTAAATCGCCCAGGTCGGGTTCGCCAATCAATATCTGCCAATCCACAGGCATACGAACTCTGTGTTGGCCTATGCGTAGGACCAATGCTGGTGCTGTAAAACTTTCTAAAAAGATCAGAGGAATATAGTGGTAGTCCGGATCTTTGGGATCGCTGTTATCAAATATAGCGAAACGCATATCATCTACTTCTTCTGGAAGATGATCTAAATCAAATGGTGTGTTGTCTAATGTAAGTATACGCATGAATTTATTATAACATATTTTGTAGTAGTTGCAACCTTTATTTCCATTCTAGTTTTTCCTGTGTAAACGGATAGTTGGCTTCTTTGTAGAACTGCTTGCGTTTGGTCAAGTGTCGTTTGGCAAATTTACAGGTACTCGTGACGTCCCAGATTTGCACATGATCTTTATCTTCAGCTTTTCGTATTCCGCGGCCGATCGACTGGATGACCCGGACAAAACTCTTGCCAGGTTCAACAAGAACAAGATTAAAAATCCTAGGCAAATTAATACCCACAGCAGCAACACCATAGGTGGCCACAATAATTTTTCCAGTACTAGTTGCCACTTCGTCATATTCATCTTGTCTTGCCTTTGCTTTGGTTGCACCACTAACAAACACAGCTTGGTCGCCTAGCAAATCTACCAACGCATGGCCGCCTGCCACACGGTCTACTAAGACTAGTGTATTACCAGTAGCATTAACCTGTGCTATTAAGTGTGCTATTGTTTTAAGTCTATCTGGCTCTTCTAATAGGAACTTTAATTCACTTTGATAGTTAGAAAACTCTGCATGGTCAACTAGTTGTACCACATTCACGTGGCATTGAGCCAGCACTCCACGATCTTGTAGCTCACTAGCACTGAGTTGATTGATCACTGGCCCAAGACTACACCGTAATGCTTGAAACTCAAATGGTTCTTTGGGTATGGTTCCTGTGAGTCCCCAACGCAATGGTATACGACTCATTACGCCTGTAAGCAAGCTCTTGAGTGCGTCGGCCTTGGCCATATGCACTTCGTCAACAATAACGCATACTACATCTTCCAAGAACTCGCCTATAGTAACATCGCCTACACTATTCTTTGTATTCTTTAATAAGATATTCAAACTTTGCCATGTACAAATAGTATGTTGTCGGCCCCACTCCTTACGATCGCCAAAATAAACACCCACGTCTTGTTGCATGTTGATGTAGTCTTTTTCTGTTTGCGTTACTAGACTCTTGTTAGGCACAATTACAATAGTACGGCCATAGGGTGCTACTGCATTGCTCAAGGCGGCTGTGATAACAGTCTTGCCAGCACCTGTGGCAATTTCCTGAATACATTGTGGATTCTCAAGGAAGTTATTGATAATTTCAACTTGATAGTCACGCAACTCCATTTGCTTACCTTCCATTGGATGTCCTTTTCCCCACGCAATGTGACTGAATGTTGATTCGGTTACTTGTTCAAAAGTAAATGTGGTAGAATAATCTCTCTGATCATTCAAGTCAATGTCGTAGTTAAACTTTTCCAGGATGGGAATAATTTCTGGCAACAAGTTTACATAAGTGCTACCGCCAAGTTGGAAGTAACTTACCTTGCCGTCCCATCGTCCAAGACGGACTGCTGGCAAGTAACGGGCGCCAGGAACATCATATTTAAAAGCATTAACCAACGCACGACGAGCATCAAGTTCGAGTCCTTCAATCTTGATGTTTACTTCGTCTCGGATTATAATTGTAGCTTGTTTCAATCTATAATTTCTAAAGAAAAATAATTGTCTTGTATTGTAACATTTTTTGTTATGATTTGTCTAGCCATAGTTAAATCATGTTCCCAATTAACCAAATTAGCCAATGGAAGAGTTTTATTGTGCGGTGTTAATTTTTTTTCTTTACACCAATATAAAAATTCTTGTGGAGGAGTTTCTTTGTATGGACGAACTAAATTTATTCCTACATATCCATCTATACTATCCCAATTAACATTATCTCTATAGATATCATCGTAAGTGTCTAAATTTTGAAATTTTTCAAATGCTGCTCGACCATGTCCAGGATAACCAGTATAAAGATGACAGATTTCCCAATCATAACTGTTGTCTTTCAATGGATTATCAACTCGCCAATGAGAAGGGTCTCTGAATCGGTATAAAAATGACTCTTCAATAAGATGTATATGACAATTCATTTCTTGATAGGCTTCAAATATTTTTTTATCAATTTTATAAAACAATTCAGTTAGTTTAGGCCATTTTTGCCTTGTCTCTCCCCAGTCCTTGTGTAACTTGTTTAGTTGTCGCTGATCGTACCAATTAGACGGCATGTCAATAAGAGGCATTTTTAGTAAAGACAACTGTTTATTCACAGTTTCAATATAATTTATTTCTTCTTGGATTAGTTTATTGGTACCAGATTTCTTAAAAATAGTATCAATAACCTGATCGCCTACGCTATAACGATTTCCTAATTGTTGGCTGGTCTGAACGAACCAAAGTGCCAAGTCTTGATTGATTACATCAAACAGTAATATGTCGTTGGTTAATCTCCAGGTCAATTGTATTTTCATATCTTAGTGTAACATACTTATCTAGACAAAGTCAAAAAAACAGGCCCCTAAAGGCCTGTTGTGAAATGGGTAGTTAAAAACTACCCAGGAGCTACCGTATTAACTGTTCTTCATACAAGTTGTGGCGGCCAAGGCCTTCCAGTTATCACCGGATACTTTGGTCAAGTCTGCAATCTTCAATGCCATACGCAGGCTCATCTCACGTAAACGAGTCTGATTAGCTTCCATAAAGCCAATGATTTCGTCGCCTTGTTCTGTGCTAAAATCGTAGTCTGCGAACAGTTCACCCTTTAGATAAATCTGTTTGATACGCAAGAAACGATCACGCATGGTATTAAGAGTCAAGTCCAGGAAGTGACAACGACTTTGCAGTGCTTCTAAATGGTCTTGCAACTTCTTGCTTTTAAGGTTTTGGAACTGTAGGTTGGTAATAAAGATACAACTACCTTTGAAGTCAAACATGTCTGGAACGCCTTCACGACGCAACATGGCACTATCACTGTTCCAGTAGATTCTACGCTTCTTGCCCGAATCCAAGGCGGCCTTAAGAATGTTCAAGCTCAAGTCATCTTGGAACACTGAGTCGCAGTCGTCAAACACCAGGACATTGTTCTTGTCTGAATGTTTGTATAGAGTGCAATACAACCCAATTGGAGTCATAGCACCTTTGATAACTTCATACTTGACACGACGACCACTCAACTGGTCAAACAAGCCCGAATGTTCTAACTGTTTTTCTACACCATAACTCTTGCCTACACCAGGAGGGCCAACCACGATCATTGCACGGACATCACCAGCAATAGTGGCCTTGGTCATTTGGTCAAGGATGTCAAAGCGTTCGCCAATACGGGCAATAACTTCTTCGTCGGTTTCTACCGGTGCCTTGTTATGCACATGGACCTGGGCATGAGCGATGGGTGCTACAAACTCGCCTGCAGGAACTGATTCGGCAGTAAATTCTATATCTTCGATTGTGTTCACATTGACACGAACTATTTCTGGTAAGTCTGGGCCAAAAAAGCCATCTGATTTTACAGTCACATAGCCTCCTTTGGCTCCTGTCTGGTAACCCTTAACCAAGTTAAAGGTCACATTGTTTACGGGTTGATTACGGTATGTTCCGTTTTTAATAATTACTGTGCTCAAGGTTAGCTCCTTTTTATTAACTATACAACTATTATACTATATTGGGTATTTCTGGTCAACCGCTTACTTGCGGTAAATTTCACGGGCTATATCAGCACCGTTTTTGTACCCTTGATAACGACCTAAACAATAACCCATGAATACGCCGTATGCTAGTGCCATTAGGATTAAGATTGTATTTGATTCCATTTAAAACTCCTTTATTAATTGTTATACTAATATTATAGCAAAATGGTCTTTAATGGTCAACCGTAAAAAACCCGCCATTTTGACGGGTTTTTAGTAAGTTAGTGTGTACTAACTAATTATTCTAGCATGCCGGCGGTGGGCACAATTAAATCATGGGTTAATGTTGCCCCTGGGTTCACTGTCCAATGCCAGGTGCCTTTTGCGAATGTACGATCAGTGACTTGTGCTTCGCCGTCTATCATTACATTATTGCGAGGATCACGTACATGATTGCTGTCATATTCGGCGATATCTAAGTAGTTATCTGCACCCGAACTATACGTGATTGACCCCATTCCGACCTCTTTGTAGTTGGTAAGAATTTGTCCAAATCTTACTGGTGCGCCGATTACAGAAACAGTCATAGGCATAACACCAACAAAATCCATGGGAATTTCAAAAGTAAACAAAGTAGGTGCAGTATCCCAACTTTCGTTATCGGCAGTCATTTCTACTAAATCAACTTGGCCATCAAACACTGTGTTACCGTCCAAAATAGCGGTAACAGTTGCTGAGCCAACATTTATTCCCCATCCTAATACTTTTACTGTTCTAGTTGTCATACTTGTATTCTCCTATGATGTTATTTATTTGCGTTATTGCCAGTGGGTTAAAATTGCTGAATTGGTTAACTCCAGTGGTTTTGGTTGGCCATGAAAGATCAACACACTGGTGTCGCGATCTATCAGAGTGCCTGAGCCTGGGTGTAGGTATTTTTTAGTTTGAAAATTATAACCACCATCAAGGCACTGCCAGCGCCAACTTTTTACCCGTCTTGGATCAAAAAAACGTTGGTCAGCCGACTTGACCTTTACACTTATATAGTCCTGGTCGCCACGGTATCGAGACATAATTTTAAATATATCTTCTGTTTGAAACTCTTGCCAAATACTGGCATATTGCTGAGTATCCCACCACATGATGCTGGAATTTAAACCAACGCTGTCAGATTTCCAAAGATATTTAAAATCTCGTATGGCCCAAAAATAACGCAAAGGTTGTTGCCAGAGCCAGTCTATGTTGTCGACAATCACAGTATCTAAATCAAAATATAGTAAAGGGCCAATGTGATGTTCGGTATTAAACAACTGCATTTTATACCACCAGGATTTTTTTGGATTAGTGATATTCCAGCCGGTTAATTCATGTTTGATCATGTGTGCTGGTACTGTCCTATCAGCTTCGGTATAAACATGCAACCTAATACCCGGGGTAATATGCCGGCTTAGCATGCTGTACAGGCGTTCTACATAAGTCCATGAATAAGCAGTGCCGTGTATAACACAGGCACAGTCTATAGGACCGTGGATAATCTCTTGAGCCATAGACCTTGTTTAATTTCTTTTAGGGTATATTCTGTGTGACAAATTTCCACCAGCCATTGATCTCTATCCGTATCGTAGGGTCGGTCTATGTTGTTGATTGCTACAGCAACTGGACTTGCTAGACTATAAACGCCAACAACAGGGCGGGTTCCTGATATGGCCGCTTGTATTCCAGTGCCCGAGCAATAGTTTACCACCGCATGATAATCAAAATGTATGTCAAAACTATCGTAAGTGTTTGTTATACGTTTTGGGTTTTCAAAAATCACATCCTTGGGTAAACTATCCATATGAAGCGGGCTTCTTGGATGTGGACGGATTACTATAGGCCTATCACTGATTTGTTTAATTGCATCAATTTGTTGTGTAATCCATGCTTCGTGATCCTGATCGACTAATTGTAGACTGTGTCGGTGTTGGGCGGCAATCAATATTTCTGGATTACGACTAAAATTAATAGCAAGACTAATGCCTAACTTTCTAGGACGGTCCCAGTCTAAGTTTTCAGTATGTCCATAGTGGCCTAGATTATTGATATGGTTAACAGCAATTTTCCAAGTTTCTCCACGATACAGTGCGCCCACATCTGCAATAATGACTGGTTTATTGTGTGCTCGGTAATGGTCGTAAACTCGTTTGTTTTCAGCCATACGGCCCAACCACAATACCGACCAAATAATAGCTGTATCTGCACCCATACTGTTTGGTTCAATAGTATGGCCAGCATGTCGTAGGCTATCTAGCATAGCCTGCACGACAGGACCGCTATTTTGAGCACATTGATTTGGAAAGTAGGCCACACGCATAAGGTTAAATATTTAACCATGAAGCTACCACCACTACAGGGAATCTTAGACCAACCAAACTTCTTTATCTATGCCGCTTGCGACCGTGATTACTTTGATGAGTTTGGCCCGGCACTAATCAATAGTGTACTTAAAAACACTGCGTTTGGTGTCCATTTGCACTTATACAATCCCACACCGGATCAAATCCGATATTGCAGATCTATCGATCGTGTGAGTATTACCTATGAAGCAGTACCTATAGAACTATTTGATGTGGCTGCAAAACAGTGGGCAACCGTGCCTAGTGATCCTGAGTTAGCAGACCGACGACGTCGGATTATCACAGCTATGGGCAAGGGCAAAGACACCGGCATACAACAAAGAATACAACGAACTTATTTTGCATCAGCTCGCTTTATTCGACTACAACAACTGATAAGACCTACCAGTAAATTATTGGCCATAGACATTGATGCTATTGTTCGTGGTCACTTGCCAGAATTAGACAGCAGTAGAGATTTTTATATACATTATATTTCTGGACGCAAGGCCAGATATCTAGCCGGAGGGTTGTACCTAACAGGCAATAGTAATGGCTACAATTTTCTCAAAGAATATGCTACGGTTCTAAAAAATAATATTGAGGAGGACAACCTATATTGGGGAATTGATCAAGACATGCTGACTGAATTGGTTCCACAATATCATTGGAGTAATTTGCCCATGGAATACATTGATTGGGAAATGCAACCTGGTAGCCATATTTGGACTGCCAAAGGCACTAGAAAAGAATTGGCAATATTTATTAACGAGAAGCAGAAATATAGGACTTGATCACGGCCCACAGTTGGCCAGATTTAACTTCATCATTGGACCAGTGTATGTTGGCAATTTTGTCGATCCAATCTGTTCTATCAGGTAACGGAGGATTTTCCAGTTGTGTTATGTCAGTGAATGCAACATCCTTTGCCCAACTGTGTATAGGATCTTCAACGTAACCCGGAATGCCTTCTATAGCAGCCACTACATTAGGAGTTGAATTTATACCCACGGTGCACCAACAGTTGGTCAGTGCATCGCGGATGTTCGTGTGCGTTGAAATGGCAACAGTTATGCCATACTTTTTTTGAATTTTTTGTATTTGCTATCCCTAGAGCCATCACCTGGGTGCATACGAATCATAATGGGACGGGCACTGTGCTCACGAATTTTTGCAATAATTGTATCCAGCCACGATTCTTGATCAATAAACATATTGAATCCTTTTGGACGCTGACAGAATATTAAAATGTGGTTGCCTGTGTTGCGCCATGGTTTTAATTCAGCACGGTGCCACTGACTATAAGTTGTCCACTTAGTGGTGTCTAGCTCTCCAAAAAAATACTGGCCGGAGTCAGGATACACGCTGTCTAAACTATAGCGATGCCACGTGTGTTCTTGTCGAGCATAATGCAATATGTTGCTGTCAACAAATATTGACGCAGTGTTTTGTTCGTTGAGCTTGTTGATAATTTTTTTACGGAAGTTTTCTTCAAGAGTATAGCCCAATACAAACCCTGCATCCAATGGTTGGTCTGGCAAGGCATTATCTCTAAACTCAACAACTTCGTCACCCATGGCCAACACTCCTGCTTTGAAATTATCCATGAGCATGACTTTGTTACTAAACTTGGCAGGGTTTCTAATTGAATTGTAAAAGATTCCTACCTTCATTCTATTTTCCAATCCTTGGACTTGGTCATCGATATATTGCCTTCTTCTGGCAGTGTATTACGACCCATAAGATAGGTATGAAGGTATATGGGTGTAATAAATTGATTGATTGCATTGTCTGCTGGATACCAATAGGGTTTGTAAAATTTTACTAGTCCTTTGGCGGCATCAGGCGTAATGGCATACCCGCTGGCACCGGGCATGCTAAAATTTATCCATTTTACAATCTTAGGCACACCTGTTGGATTTTCTAAATAGGTTTTTTGAGGATCTCGCATGTAGGAACTTTTACCCAAACTCAACACCAATACTCCGTCAAAGTTCACAGGTTCATACTTTCTATAAAACTTAACGTCATCCTCAAAAATCATAATTGGTTCATTTAATTCAATACACTTATGCCACAACGCATAATGACTATAGAAACAACCGACCACTCCGGGTCGACTTAATTTTCCAATATCTTTTGCTCCGATGCGTTGTCGTCTGTATATTGTGCTGTGAAATTCTGTTCTAAATTCGTCCCATAATTCAGGTCGAATATATTCTTTAATTTCACGCTCGCCAAGCTGTTGATTCTTGATACTAAACGGGTACAACACTTTTTGTGATTTGGCAGCCATCCTTACTGCGTGATCGCCGTTAGTTCCTTCAAAGAGCTCGGCATCAATGCCATAGCCGGTTAGAGTCTCTAACATGTAGGCACTGTGTGTTACACTGTGCTCACGGTCTGGAAGGTAAATTATGAAGGCTTTCATGGCATATAAATAATAGTAGTCGTTTATTTATAGAAAAGGAATATGGGGTGCAAGATACTTTTGAATCGTTGGGCTTGGAATATAGACAAAGCCGCAGGCATCCCGGATCGTGGTTGTGGCCCAGCGAAGATATTTGGGCGTGGAAATGGTTAAACAAAATAGGTCACTGGGATTTACCGGTTCAAATTGCCAATTTGTGTGAACGTAAAAACTTAGTTGTTCAGGCTGGTGGCAATGCTGGACTTTATCCTAAACAATACAGTCAACTATTCCAGTCAGTTGTAACACTGGAACCAGACCATAGAAACTTTACTTGTTTGTGCCGTAATGTACCTGAAGAAAATGTTGTAAAGTATCAGGCGGCAGTAGGCGACGTAGAATCAATGATTGAATTAGAAACTAACCCAAGATGGAATGAAACCAACACTGGCGCTTTGAAAATAAAAGGGCACGGCAATATAAAACAAATCACAATCGATTCATTGAATCTTGATCCTGACCTAATACACTTGGATGTAGAAGGATTTGAAGCTTTTGCGTTGTGGAGATCGGAAG